AACTCAATGGCTTCATCCTCTGGATCACCGAAGTCTGCATAGCAGATGAAACTATCGTTGGTCACATCATCATCCATTGAAATGGCAACACGATGTTCGTTAAACCATGCCTCATCATCGGCATTGATTTCCGTCACCTCCAGTTCTTTTCTGGCTCCAGTAGGTCGCTGAAAATAGGTTACAGTTATGCTCATTTATTCCTCCAACATATATCTAATTGATGGTCGATAGTTTTTAGGTGTCTTCACGCCAAAACACCTCAGAACTATCGAGTTAGTTTTAAGAAAGTAAAAATAAAAGGCTACTCCGAAGAGTAGCCTTGTTTTGGTACTACAGCTTGAGCTGTACAGCGAATGGATTGGTAGATGCATCCACAGTTTCTTCGGTGTCAGCATTGACACGACGGAGCTGGATTTGCAGGTTCAGGATTTTATCTTCACCCGGTTCCAGCGACTGAGCAGCAGCCATGATTTGGTCGAGCAAACCATTACGAGCAGCTTGGAATGCTTTCCATTCCTGATTCTTGCCTTTAACGGCAACATGTTCCTGAGTATCCAAAGGGATACCTTGTGGCAGAGAAACGAAACGTTCCTCAGTGCCACCACCTTCAACTGGAACCTCAACACCGTAACCGATGTTCAGCCAGAACTCTGCTTTCTGCTGAGTTTCTTTAGACTGAGTAGAGCCAGTTTCTTTTTTGCCGAATGACAGTTTGTCGAAGTCGATAGCCATGATTTGTTTCCTCAAATTTATATTGGTAAGGTGATTAGCCAGAATTGGCCTAGCCCTGCGTAAGCAGGGGATTTACTTTTCTTATGCCCAAAGAAAAGAATTACAATTTACTTCTAATATTTAGACTGTCTATCTAAAGATTTAAAAACCTAACTCATTTAGAGTTAGGTTTAAGTTGTTATTTAGATTCGAGTACTTTACGTAAACGTTCCTGATTAGCTTTGAACATTTCTGATGATTCTTTACCGTTACTTTCTAAGTAACTCTTAATCTTCATCTGACGTTCAGTATCAGCTAATGCTGTTTCTTCAATCAGAGTTTCAATCTTAGAAGCTGATTCCAGCTTCATACGTAATGATTGATTCTCTGCTGCGTTAGTTACAAACGCATCCAGCATACCGACTGACTTGGTTGCTACATTAGCCACAGTTGATACTACATTCAGAGTATCAGTGACAGTGGACAGTGCAGCACCAAAGGTTAAGCGAGTAGTAGACATGTGATGACCTCATGAGTTGAGATGGATGGCGATAGTGCCATACCATGCGCAAGCATGGGGTGTACATGTGTACAGTGTATACAGAGTACCGGGGGGGTACTTTATATAAGATGGTGGCTCCGCCCCCAGTGTACCCTGCATCAAGACTTACCTATGAAAAAATTGGGCAACCCAAATAATATGCGGAATATCTTTATAGAAAAGTTATCTCTAATGACTGAGAAGAAGAAAGGGGACTAGTGTCCCCTTATCTTGAGCAGTGACGTTGCTTAAACGGATGAATCAGAACCTCTGGTATAGCAGAGACTACTTCCCACATAACATGGCAGCTAATGTGGTTTGAGGCGAGCATTCCTTCATCTGGTTCCGTTAACTCACGGTTTCCTTGAGTGCTACTGTCCTTGGTGTTGTTTATAAGGGGAACCCTTATAAATAGCAATAGGGGGGTCTTTCCATTTCCATAAGGCTATAGACATTTTTCTTAAACTACCCTATAAGGTAAGTGTAAATCAACTGGAGAAATGTCAATGAGTACTGTCCCTACTGAACAAGAAATGCAAGACGCTGCAAAGGCACCACGAGTGAAGCATGAGGAAATCCATGCTGAGGTATCTCTGGTGGAGTATGCCTATGTGGGTTTGATGACACTGTGTGTGCTGACACTGCATAACGGTTTCAAGATTGTTGGTCAGAGTTCGTGTGCCTCTGCCGAAAATTATAATAAGGAGTGGGGTGAAAAGTTTGCTCTGCGTGATGCCGAGCGACAGATTGGGCAGTTCCTTGGTTTCCGTATCTGCGAGCAGCGTTATAAAGAGAAGCTGGCAAATGATTTGGTCAGCGACTTAGGCGAAGATGATTGCGAAGGCTGTAAGATTTAACCTTCCTTTACTGGTTCCATCTTTGGGGTGCTACGGCACCCTTCTTTATATAGGGGATTACAAGACATGCTCTCTCTTGATCTGGTTCAAAAGGCAGTACCTGCCAATCTCAAAAATGCAGTGACACAAACGCTGGTGGATAAAATCAACACGATCAGTTCCGAGCCTCTCATTGCCGAGCAGATTCGAGATAATTTTATCTCATACACCGGAGTCTTGAAGGAAGGTAAGTTCAAGACAGAGGACTATCTCAATGCTGTAGCTTTTGTCAGCTATAAACTGATGGGCTATAGCAATCAGGAATCGTACTTCAAGACTTTCCCTCAGCGTTATCAGGATATGCTGGCAGCAGGTAAAGGTCAGAAGGACATTGCCTCGTTTGTCTCTATCTATGCTAGAGGTAAGTTAGTGAACCTGATTCTGGAACAGACTCTTGTTCCGACTTGGGTACTGAACCAAGACCTTTACCAAGAGGCAATCAACACCCAAGCAAAAATCATGAAAGACCCTGACGTTTGCTCCCGTGACCGAGTGGCAGCAGCTAACAGTATCTTGACTCATCTGGGTAAACCTAAAGAGGCAGGCCCACTTCTCAACATTGATATGCGTGAGCAGTCTGGTGTTAACGAACTGCGTGGGTTACTTTCCCAGTTAGCCGGTCAGCAGGTACAGCAGATCCAAAGTGGTGAATCTGTGCAAGCTATTGCCGGTAGCCGAATCTTTGAACACGAGGCTGTAGACGATGGCACTAATTAAGCAGGACATTGATAAGTGGCTGGATGATGTCAGCTACTCTTATCTCAACAGTGGCAAGTACATCCCGTCAGAGTTCTCTCTGATGTTCATGAACTTCATTAAACTGGTGAACGGTGTAGAAGGTGAAAGCCATAAAACACCTCCCGTTCATCTGGCGATGCTCGACAAAGTAGTAGGCCGAAGCCAATACATTGCTAACCTCTGCTTTCGTGGAGCAGCAAAGACTACTCTCTTTATGGAGTACTTTGCTCCTTTCATTGCAGTGTTTGGTGGACTACCGGGCTTCGGTAAAGTTGACGGTATGATTTACGTCTCTGACTCAATGGACAACGGTGTTAAGTCTGCACGAAAGAACATTGAGTTCCGATACAACCAAAGTGAGTTCCTGCAAGAGTGGCTTCCAGTTGCAAAGTTCACTGATAACTATATCGAGTTCAAGAACAAAGAAGGTCATATGTTTGGCATCAAGATGTTTGGTGCTAAGACCGGTCTTCGTGGTACGAAGATCTTTGGTAAACGTCCAACACTCTGTGTACTGGATGACTTAGTAAGTGATGATGACAGTAAATCCAAAGTCTCAATGGAGGCTATTAAAGATACTGTCTATAAAGGTGTGAACCATGCACTCGATCCAACTAAGCGTAAGGTGATCTTCAACGGTACTCCGTTTAATAAAGATGACATTCTCATTGAGGCTGTCGAATCGGGTGCTTGGGATGTGAACGTCTGGCCTGTGTGCGAACGGTTCCCTTGTTCAAAGGAAGAGTTCCGTGGTGCATGGGAAGACCGATTCTCTTACGAGTATGTCCTTGACCAGTATGAGATGGCAGTGAAGACCGGTAAGCTCTCAGCCTTCCTGCAAGAACTGATGTTGCGTATCACGTCAGACGAAGAACGTCTGGTACTGGATTCAGAAATCCGTTGGTATTCACGAGCTACCTTGCTGCAAAATCCCGGCGTGTATAACTATTATATAACGACGGACTTCGCCACCAGCGGTAAGCAGAAGAGTGACTACTCGGTCATTTTCGTATGGGCGTACAATGCCAATGGTGACTGGTTCTGGGTAGACGGCATCGTTAAACGTCAGACAATGGACAAAAACATTGATGACCTGTTCCGACTTTCGCAGAAGTACAAACCACAGTCTGTGGGTATTGAAGTGACCGGTCAGCAAAATGCTTTTATCCAGTGGCTCCAGCGTGAGATGCTGTTGCGTAATGTCTGGTTCAACTTTGCCAGCTCAGCGAAATCAGGTGATCCGGGTATTCGCCCAGTGACCGATAAGCTAAGCCGGTTTAATATCGTTGTTCCTTGGTTCAAAGCGGGTAAAATGTATTTCCCGGAAGAGTTGAAAATCAACAACAGTGTCATGGGCATGATCATGGAGCAGCTTCGCTTGGCTACCCAGTCAGGACTGAAGGGCAAGAATGATGACTGCATTGATGGCATTTCAATGTTGGGCTATCTCAACCCGTGGAAACCTTCTGAATCTGCTCTTGTTGGTTCAGATGAAACGTCTGTTTGGGACGAGGATGAAGTTCCGAACAATTCTACAGCTTTGTCGAGCTACATTGTCTGAGGCCCAGATGAATATTTCTGATCTGTATAAAACGCTCTCTTATGGTGAACTCAGCAACTTATCTATTGGCATGGAAGGCTCAGGAAAAATCACAGATGATGCAAAGCCTCGCATCATCCACTATGCAAATGAGGGACTTACTCGTCTGTATGGTCGGTTTATCCTGAAAGAAAAAGATGTGATGATTGAGTTGGTAGACCATATCACCAATTATCATCTCTTGAGGAAGTATGCAGAGTCATACTTTGATCCAGAAGAAGTACGATATCCGTACATTAAAGATCTTTTTAATGAACCATTTACGGAAGATGTTATTAAGATTCTGGCTGTCTATAATAGCCGTGGGCATAAACTCCCACTTAATGACAATAACCGTGCCGACTCTGTTTTCACGCCCACAGGTAAGATTTTGCAGGTTCCTCGCCCGGTCAGAGGTACTGCACTCAGTGTTCTTTATCAGGCAAAGCATGATGAGCTTCTGCATGATCGGGAAGACCAAGAGATCGCATTACCGGATGTACTGCAAGGAGCACTCGTTGCTTTTATTGCCTACAAAGTGTTTAGCCACATGAACACAGACGTGAGTAACGTTAAGTCTCAAGAACATCTGAGCATTTACTCAACCATCTGTGACGAAGTGGAGCAACACGATTTGGTCAACACAAGCATCTCCACAACTAACTCCCGCTTTGAAAAGCTAGGATGGGTATAAAAGCATGAATATGAGAACGGTAAACGATCCGTATGGTGGCAATGCCCCGCTTGTGGATAAGTTCATTGGCAATGCCTACGACACTGTTCGCTATGTGGCGTTGAACTTGGCCTACATTAAGCACGTTTCATACCATCTCCATGAGGTGTATGACGTTGCACACAACATGTTGGACGTGTTGAACGTCTCTAAAAACATGAAAGACGTAAATACGGTTGCCACTATCACTGCTGAGATCAAGCTGCTTGCAGCACAGATCGACGGACTGGTTAGTCTGGCTGCCAATTTGCCTGCATTGCTCAATATTGATGAGAATATCGCTACACTCATCGATCTGAGTAAGAGTGCTGATGCTCTTGTAGACCTGCATGAGCACCAAGCTGAATATCTGGCTGTGTATCAGAAGCTGCCTACTATTGAAGCCATTCTACCACACCAGACAGACATCGGTGC